GTGCTGCAGCGCAAGTGGGCCGAGCACAACGAGCTCACCGAGCGCATGAGCCGTCTGATCCGCGAGTTCGGCCTGTCGACGACCGGCTTCGAGCAGCAGCTCGCGCGCACCATCGGCCTGGAGCGTCGCGAGGCGAGCGGCAACGGCTGGACGGTCGCGAACAATGACTGCGTGCACGAGTGCGACCTGATCGACGAAGGCTCGGTCGACCTGATCCACACGAGCATCCCCTTCGGCAACCACTACGAATACAGCGCCAGCTACAACGACTTCGGCCACAACGAGGACAACGACCGCTTCTTCGCGCAGATGGACTTCCTCACGCCGAAGCTGCTGCGGATCCTGAAGCCCGGCCGCGTCGCGGCGATCCACGTAAAGGACCGCATCAGGTTCGGCAATGTCACCGGCTACGGCATGCCGAGCGTCGACCCATTCCACGCCGACTGCATCGCGCACTACCGACGCCATGGCTTCATCTACTTCGGGATGGTCACCGTCGTCACCGACGTGGTGCGAGAGAACAACCAGACGTATCGCTTGGGCTGGTCAGAGCAGTGCAAGGACGGCACGAAGATGGGCGTCGGCTCGCCCGAGTACGTGTTGCTGTTTCGCAAGCTGCCGACCGACACCAGCAAGGGCTACGCCGACGAACGCGTCGTCAAGTCCAAGGAGGAATACACCCGCGGGCGCTGGCAGATCGACGCCGCGGCCTTCTGGCGCTCGAGTGGGAACCGGCTTCTCACCGCGGACGAGATGGTGGGCTACGGGCCCGACCAGATGGGCAAGGTGTTCGCGCAGCGCAGCCTGCAGACGATCTATGACTATGGCGAGCACGTGCGCCTGGCCGAGACGCTGGACGCGCGCGGCGCGTTGCCGTCGACCTTCGCCACGATGGCGCCGGCGAGCCATGAACCGGACGTATGGACCGATGTCAATCGCATGCTCACGCTCAACGGCGAGCAGACGCGGCGTGGCCTCGAAAACCACATCTGCCCGCTGCAGTTCGACATCGTCGACCGGATCATCAACCGCTTCACCAACAAGGGCGAGTTGGTCTTCGATCCCTTCGGTGGCCTGTTCACGGTGCCGCTGCGCGCGGTGAAGCTGGGAAGGCGAGGGCGCGCCGCCGAACTGAATCCGGCGTATTTTGACGACGGCTTGCGCCACCTGCGCGCGCAGGACATGACGCTGAACGCGCCGACGTTGTTCGACTTCGAGGAGTTGGAGGCCGCAGCGTGAGGACCGCCGTCGCAGAAACCTCACTCGCGACCTTCCGCTCGCTCTCGCCAGCGGACTATCTCCAGCCCAAGGAGCGCGAACTGATGGCGGCCTTCACCGGCCCCGAGGTGCGCCTGACGCGCCAACAGTTGTCCGAGCGAACCGGCATGGCGCTGAGCGGCGTGTGCGGCCGCGTTCGCTCGCTGCTCGACAAGCAGGAGCTGACGGTTCGCGGCGAGCGCAAGGACCCCAACACTGGCAAGCCTCAGGAGTTACTGGGGCTGCCGGTCTTCGAGCAGGTGGAGTTGTTCTGATGACCTTGCCCGATCCGCCTTACCCAGCGGACACCCTTGCTCGCGGCTGGCGCTTCGAGGTGGACATGGAGACGGTGAAGCGCTCCGACACCTGGAAGAAGGCTCGGACGGGCGCGATGCGCGGCGCGCTGCTGCTGCTGTGGGCCGAATCCTGGCAGGAGAAGCCGTGCGGCACGCTTCCTGACGACGACGAGCTCATCGCCATCATGATCGACATGCCGGTGGCGACGTTCGCCAAGCACCGCGAGTTGCTGCGTCGCGGGTGGACACAGGCAAGCGATGGCCGGCTCTACCACGAGACGATCACGGCTCGCGTACTGGCCATGCTTGAGAAGCGCGCGAAGGACGCGAAGCGCGCAGCGGATAACCGCGCACGCCGAGCAGCATCCGCCGACAGTCCACCCGAAGTAACTCGTGCGTCACGCGTGACACGCAAGCGACAAACAGGTGAGTTCGACACCAAGCACCAAGCACTAAGCACTTCTAGTTCCGCTCCTGACGGAGCGGGCGGCGATCCGCCGCCCCCGCCTGTCGAAAAGACCCAGGAGCAGGAGAAGCGCGAGCTCTACACGGCCGGAAAGTCGCTTCTGCACCTGAGGGGCATGGCGAAAGAACAGTGCGGCTCGTTCATCACGAAGCTCGCCACGGACTACGGCCAGGACAACGCACTCAAGGCGGTACGCGCAGCCGTCGCCGCGCAGCCGCTGGATGCCGTGGAGTACCTCAAGGCCACCTGCATGCGGCTGAAGGGCGAGCGTGTCGACCCGGCCACCGTGCCCAGCGACGCTGCGGATAAGACGCAGGCCTACCTCGCGGAGCAGGCCGCCCACCAGCGTGCCGCGCCGCCTGCCGACCTCGTGGCCAAGGTGCGCAAGGCCGTGAAGCCGGTCGAGGGGGCGCCGGCATGACAGAGATCGTGCTCGTCAAGCAGGACACCCAGCCGATCGCCGAGGCCGACCGCGAGGCCGCGCGCCGCGTGTTGTTCGGCGCGATCGACGGCTTGAGCGAGCAGCACCGCAATAGCTGGCGCCGGCTGATGAACTGGTTCTTCACCAAGGCCACACCCGGCGAGATGGTGGAGATCAAGACCCACCGCGAGCGCATCGGCTGGTACCACCGCAAGCACATGGCGCTCGAGCAGCGCGTGTTCGAGGCCCAGGAGTACTTCGACCACTTCGAGCAATTCCGCAACTGGCTGAAGATCGGCGCCGGTCACTGCGACTGGGTGCCGGGCCCGAAGGGAGCCGTGGTGCCGATCCCGCGCTCAATCAGCTACGCCAAGCTCGGCCAGGACGAAATGGAGGTCGTTCACGCGGCGATGGTGGTGTTTCTGCGGGGCGAGTACGCGCAGAAGGTGCTATGGCCGGCGCTGAGTCCGCTGGTGCGCGACGCGGCCGTGACCTCGCTCCTCGCGGAGTTCGACGAGTGAAGCGCAGCGCACCGCTCCAACGGAAGACGCCGCTGCGCGCAAGGCGCCAGCAGCTGAAGCTCACCGAGCGCGGGCGCTCGATCCTGGCCGGCACTGCGCCGAAGATTCCGATCGAGATCGAACTCGACCAGGGCGACCAGCCGGCGCCTGACCTGACCTTCGGCCGCGAGCGCGCAGCACCGCGCGCCACCATGGTCACGCAGGCACTGACCGCCGCCTTCAACCCGGCCCAGAAGCCCATCACCTACGTCGACGAGAACTGGCTCGCCGCGGTGCGCACGATCGACTGCTGCGTGCTGTGCGGCGCCTTCGGCGTCGAGCCGGCCCACCGCAACGAAGGCAAGGGCAAGGGCATCAAGGTCCACGACTGCTGGACCGCGGCGCTGTGCCGCAGCTGCCACCGGACCATCGACCAGGGCAAAGACATGACGCGCGAGCAGCGCCGCGCCGAGATCGACCGCGCCATCGTGCTCACGCTCGGCAAGCTGGTGCTGGCCGGAAAGGTCGGTGTGCTGTGACCTGCATCACCTGCGGCCATGCCGAGCTGCGCGACGCGCTCGACGCCGAACGCGACAAGTACCTGAAGCGCATGGTGGTGCTCGGCCTCATCTGCTGCGGCCGAAGCGACTACCGCGCCAGCTTCCACGGCCCGAGCCACACCTGCAGCGCCTGGAGCGCCGCCCCCGACAACATCGCCGGCGCTCGGCTGCGCTGGATGGCATCGAAGGAGACCTGATGAACGAGCAACCGATCTTCATGAGCGTTGGCCAGGCACTGCACGTGTCGTGGCTGATGGAGGTGCTTCCCGTCACGCAGAAGGTCAGCACGCAGGTGCTGATCGAGTCGATCCGCGAGCAGCTCGGCAAGGTCGAGGCGCGCGTCGCCAGCACAATCAACATGGGCGGCATGAGCCCGCTCGAGTTCCGCGGGCAGACGGCGATGGTGCGCGCGGCCTGCCTGCACCACCTCTCCCAGCCGGAGTTCAACGCGGTGCGAGTGCGTTTCGGCTGGCAGCGCAGTCAAGGCGAGGGTGTGATGGCCATGGCCGACTACCTTGGCCCGACGCTGCGCCTGCAGAATGAGCTCGCCGAGCGCGCACTGGTCTGGTCGCTATTTCACCGCGGCAACCGGAAGGGTCTGAGCCTGCGCGACATCGAGCGTGAGACCGGGGTCGATCACGTCAGGCTGCATCGCGCCGGTCAGTCCATCAGGGAGGCAATGCACACGCTGGAGCGCCGCGCCCTCGATCGGCTGCAGCCGCTGTTCGAGCGCACCGGCCTCATCGAAAACCCGCGACCCTTACAAACCGCTTGACGGGGTGAAACAGATACCCCCAGAATTCGCCATCTTTGGATAACCCCGCCCAGCGAAAGCAGGCGGGGTTTTTCTTTTTCGCGCCGACCCACTGCGAGGCCCTCGCCGGTTCATGCCCGTCAGGGCCTCGGCAACCTCCTCTCGCAGCGGCCCTCACAAGCCGGTCCGTGTGAGCAACAACGCCGGCACCCCGTGACGCGAGTGAACGTGCGGCCGTGTGTCTATCCCCACACGAGCAAGCGGCGGGCGCGGGGAATCACGAACAACGGGCAGGTCTCGCCGAGCACAGCGCTTTGCGGGCTAAGCGTCTGAACCGACGGCCCGCCCACCCAATCACGGAGCACCCATGTCCTACGGATTCACGGTTCGCGCAGCCACCGCTGCCGAAGCCAAGCAGAAGGTCGCCGCCGAACTCGACAAGGTCGTCGCATCGCAGTCGGTCCATGCCCGCGACCGCGCACAGGCACAAGCCGCAGCGGATGCGTTCGTCGACCTGCTCGCGCAAGACGACACGATGGACGTTGAGGTGCGCATCAACGGCTCGGTGGGCTGGCGCACCCCACTCGCCACGGGCGGCGAGGCCGCGCTCCCCCTGACGGCTGCCGCGGTCAGCGTCAGCGCCTACCAGCTGCCCCGTGAGCCCGCGCAGGGCTGATCGTTCTTGGGTCCTTCCTGGACCCCCTGCATCGCGGGCAGTTGCGCGTCGCGATTTCCGCCCAGCGATGGGCGGTTAACTTGGTTAACGCTGCATGCTGGTCACGAAGGCGGAATACGCCCGGCGGCACGGCGTGTCGAAGCCGGCCGTTGGCAAGTGGGAAGCGCGCGGCTGGCTCGTGATGCACGAGGGAAAGGTCGACGTCGAGAAGTCCGACGCGAACCTTTCGAAGTACCGCGACCCAGCCGACGGACGCGCCAAGCGCGGCGACAGTAAACCGGAGCCGGTTAACTCGGCAAAGGTTAACCGTCGCGCACCGGCCGCCAAGGCGCCGAGCTCACCGGCCGAGCCCTCGGACGAAGAGCAGGAGAAGCTCGAAGAGGCGCGCCGCATCATCGCGTCGCTAGGCGCCGACCTCAGCACCGAAGAGGCGCGGCGCGTCAAAGAGAACTACCTCGCGCTGCTGCACCGGCTCGAGTATCTGCAGAAGGAGGGCGAGCTGATCGAGCTGCAGCTGGCGCGCTCGGTGCTTTTCGACGAAGCGCGCGCGGCGCGCGATGCGTGGCTGAACTGGCCGGCGAGGTTCGCCGCGCTGATCGCTGCCGAGCTCGGGGTCGACGCCGACCGGGCCACCGAAGTCCTGACCGGCTATGTCCACAAGCAAATCAAGGCCCTCGGCGAGCCGGCCGGACTCTTCGAGCAAGGTTGATCGGCTGAAGCGCGAATGGCGGCGCGGCTGGACCCCGCCTCCGCGGATCAGCGTTCCTGCCTGGGCGGACGAGTACCGCAAGCTCGCGAAGGAAGCCGGCTCGACCTCTGGCGACTGGGAGACCTCGACCGTCGAAGCGGCGCGCGGCCCGATGCTCGCGGTGACCGAGCCTGGCGTGCACACCATCACGGCGATGGTCTGCACGCAGCTGATGAAGACGGCGCTGCTCGAGAACGTCTTCGGGTTCTTCGCGCACACCGATCCGTGCCCGATCCTGCTGCTGCAGCCGAAGGAAGACGCGGCCGAGCAGTTCAGCAAGGAGCGCATCAGCCCGATGGTGCGCATCACGCCTGTGCTGCGCGAGCTGGTCGGCACGTCGAAGACGCGCAACGCCGACGAGACACTGCTGTTCAAGTCGTTCCCCGGCGGCTTCCTGGCGCTCGCCGGCGCTGGCAGCCCGGACAACCTGGCGCGCCGGCCGATCCGCGTGCTGCTGGCCGACGAGGTCGACAAGTACCCGATCACGCGCGAGGGCGACCCGATCGCGCTGGCCGAAGAGCGCACCGCGACCTTCGGCCTGAACTGGCTGAGCATCCGCGCATGCTCGCCAACGGTCGAGGACGAGAGCCGCATCGCGGCGAGCTACGCTGAGTCGGACCAGCGGCGCGCGTCGATCGCCTGCCCACACTGTAGGCACCGGCAGTTCCCGAGCTTCTTCAAGCACGTCCAGTGGCAGAAGACGGAGAGCGGCCAGCACCTGACGAAGACCGCGCGGATCTTCTGCGAGGCCTGCGGCGCCGGCTGGTCCGAGGGTGAGCGGCTGCAGGCGCTGCGCACGGTGCGCTGGCACCAGACGCGCGCCTTCGAGTGCTGCGGCGGCCGGCACCTGCCGCTGGACCTGTACGAGACGGCCTGGCGCGATCGCGGCGAAGGCGCCGTCGATGCGGTCTGGGACTGGTGGGAGGACGCGCGCGAGGGCCGCTACGCGGTGTATCGGGCCAAGTGCCCGGACTGCGGCAAATGGGGCGTGGACAACGCGCATGCGGGCTTTCAGGCCGGCAAGCTCTTAAGCCCTTGGCAGAAGGACAAGCCGAGCGACATCGCGGCGAAGTGGATTGCCGCGAAGGGCGACCCTGACCGCGAGCAGGCATGGTGGAACACGCAGGAGGGCCTACCGCACCGGCCGAACACCAGCAAGGCGCTGGCGCTTGACGCGCTGGTCGCGCGCGGCGAGCTGTGGGCCTCAGAAGTGCCCGACGGCGTGGCCGTGGTCACCGTCGGCGTCGACGTTCAAGACTACCGCGTCGAAGTCGAGACGGTCGGCTGGGGCCGCAACGAAGAGTCCTGGTCGATCGACTACCACGTCATCGACGGCGAGTTCGATGACCCGGGCACGCAGGCCAGGCTAGACGCCTACCTGAAGCGCATCTGGCGCCGCGCCGACGGCCGCGGGTTCGAGGTGATGGGCGCGTGCGTCGACTCGGGCGGCCACCACACGCAAGCGGTGTACGACTTCTGCAAGGCGCGCATCGGCCGTCGCGTGTGGGCTATCAAGGGCGAGTCGGCGCGCACCGGTCAGCGCAACCCCGTGTGGCCGACGAAGCGGCCGACCTCACGCACGAAGAAGACCTACCGGCCGGTGATCCTGGGCGTGAACGCTGCGAAGGACACGATCCGCGCGCGCCTGCACCTGGACAAGCCGGGGCCGGGCTACATGCATTTCCCGGCCGATCGGGACATCAACTACTACGCGCAGCTCACCGCCGAGCGGCTGGTGCTGAAGGTCACCAGCGGCATCAAGTATCGCGTGTGGGAGCTTCCGCCAGGCAAGGCCAACGAGGCCTCGGACTGCCGCGTCTACGCGTACAGCGCTCTGTGCGGGCTGATGCACTTCGGGCTGCAGTTGAACCGGCGCGCAGACGCCGTGGCCGCGCCGCCGGAGCCCGGGGAGTACGTGCCTGAGGCTGCCGCGCAGCCGACCGACGGCGCGCCGGCCGAGGTGGTGCGCGTCGTAGGCCCGATGGTCCAGCCGGAGAAGGCGCGCTCGAGCGTCGCTTCGAGGCTCGCGTGACATGCTGCTGCTCAACGTGCACTCCAACCTCAAGGAGGTCGAGAAGAAGCTGTCGGCGTTCGCGCTGCGTCAGGTGCCTTTCGCGACATCGCAGGCGCTGACGGCGCTCGCGAACCGCATCGTGCCGGCCGAGCAGGCGAACGAGCAGCGTGTGCTCGACCGCCCGAAGCCCTTCACGCAGAACGCGATCGGCGTGGTCCGCGCGAACACGAAGCGGATGACGGCCACGGTGTTCATGAAGGACATCACGGCGCGCTACCTCGAGCCCTACGAGTTTGGCGGTCGGAACAGGCTCAACAGCAGGGCGCTGCTGAAGCCAATCGACGCGGTCAAGGATCTCGACCAGTACGGGAACCTGCCGCGCAACTGGCTGGCGAAGATGCGCGGCCGCGCCGACATCTTCATCGGCACGGTGAAGACGAAGACCGGCGAGATCAACGGCGTGTGGCAGCGCACCGTGGCGCCAGGCGACGCGGTCAAGGTCCGCCGCGAGAAGAATGGCCGCACGCGCAAGAACCTGAACACCTCCGGCAGCTTGAAGCTGCTGGTGCGCTTCACCGAAGCGCATGACGTCAAGCAGCACCTCGACTGGTTCGGCGTCGCGCGCCGCATCGTCGACAAAGACTTCAGCCGCGAGTTCGGTCGTGCCCTGGCCAAGGCCATGGCGACCGCTCGCTGAAACCGACCACCCATGCCCTGCACCCCCTTCGATCCCGGCCGCTCGATCCTGGCCGGCATGTCGACGCAGCAGTTGCAGGCCGCGCTCACGGCCGCGCAGCAGGCGTACGCGGAGCTGATGACGGGCACGAAGGGCGTGAGCTTCGGCTACACGCAGGGCGACGGCATGAAAACCGTCACCTACTCGCAGACCAACGTGCAGCAGCTCACGGCCTTCATTCAACTGCTGCAGGCCCAGCTCGGCCTCGTTCCGCGTGCGCGGCGTCCGATCCGCTTCAACTTCCGATGAACGCACCTGTCCAGATCCTCGGCGCGAACGGCGCGCCGCTGCGCCAGGAGCGGGCGTCAATGCTCGCTGGCGGCGGCCGCACGCCCTACGACGCGGCCGACATCTCCAGCGACCACATGGCCGAGTGGCGGCCATTCCTGTGGAGCCCGGACACCGAGCTCAACATCTACCGCGACCGGATCGTGTCGCGGGTCCGCGACCTGGTCCGCAACGACGGCTGGGCCTCGGGCGCGGTCACGCGCGTGCTCGACAACGCGATCGGCGCGAACTTCCGGCCGATCAGTAAGCCCGACTACCGCGCGCTGCGCGCGTACACCGGAAACCCCGCCTTCGATGCCACCTGGGCCGAAGAGTACGGGCGCGCGTGCGACGCATACTACCGGCTGTGGGCCGAGGACGATGGTCGCTACTGCGACGCGATGCGCAAGAGCACCATGGCGCAGCTGCTGCGTCTGGGCTTCCGCCACAAGATCGTCGATGGCGACGCACTGGGGCAAGTGATGTGGCTGCCCGAGCGCGTTGCGCCCGGCCGCGCGCGCTACGCGACGGCGATTCAGCTGATCGATCCGGACCGCCTGAGCAACCCGCAGATGCGGTTCGACATCACGAACGTCCGGGGAGGCGTCGAGATCGACGAGTTGGGCGCGGCTGTCGCCTACTACATTCGCCAGGCGCACGCCGCGGACTGGTACGACGCGAAGAAGGCGGTGACCTGGGATCGCATCGAGCGCGAAACCACGTGGGGTCGGCCGATCATCGTGCACGACTACGACATGGACCGCGCGACCCAGCACCGCGGAGGCGTCGGCATCCTGGGCCCGGTGGTGAATCGTCTGAAGGCGCTGATCAAGTACGACAGCGCCGAGCTCGACGCCGCGATCATCAACGCGATCTTCGCGGCGTTCATCGAGTCGCCGAACGACCCTCAGCTGGTCGAGGAAGCGCTCGGCGACAGCCTGCCGCAGTACCAGCAGCTGCGTAGCGACTACCACTCGCAGAAGAAGCTGAGCCTGGGCGGCGCACGGATGCCGATCCTGTTCCCCGGCGAGAAGATCGGCATGGTCAACGCGGCCCGGCCGACCAGCAACTTCGCCGACTTCGAGAAGGCGGTGCTGCGTAATTTCGCGTCGGCTACCGGCCTCAGCGCGCAGCAGGTGTCGAACGACTGGTCCGACGTGAACTACAGCTCAGCGCGCGGCGCGCTGCTCGAGGCCTGGAAGACGCTGGACCGCCGGCGCATCGAATACGGCGTCGGCTTCGCCGGCCGCCTGCGCGGCGCATGGCTCGAGGAGTCGCACGAGGTCGATGACCTGCCGCTGCCGAACAACGCGCCGGCGTTCATGGAGTGCCGCGCAGCCTACATGCGCGCGACTTGGCTGGGGCCCGGCCGCGGTTGGATCGATCCAGTTGCCGAGCGCGAGGGCTCGGTGTTGGGCATGGAGGCTGGCCTGTCGACGCTCGAGATGGAATGCGCCGACCAGGATCTCGACTGGGAAGAGAACCTCGACCAGCGCGCGCGGGAACTTGCCGCCTTCAAGGCGCGCGGCCTTGAGCCGCCGGCGTCATGGTTGGCGACGCGCGGCGCCAACCCGCCGGCGAAGAAGACGGATCGCAGCGAATGAAGACCAGCTTCCCGCACCTCGCGCAGCGGATGTTCAACGTCCCTGTGGCGATCCACCCGCGCAAGGCCGAGATTATCGTCGCGGCGCTCGCCGATCGGCTCGGAATCGCCCGTGTGGCGCGCCTCATGGAGGATGACGACTGGGACGAGCCGCATGCCAGCAGCATGGGCGCCTCGGGTTCGAACCCTCGCGCGGGCTACGACGTGGCGCAGGGTGTGGCGATCATCCCGGTCAGCGGCACCCTGGTGCACAAGCTCGGCACCGTGCGGCCCTACAGCGGAATGACCGGCTACGACGGGATCCGGCAGAACCTGCTGATGGCGCTGGCCGACCCCGAGGTCAAGGCGATCATCCTCGACATCGATAGCCCCGGCGGCGAGGCCTCGGGCTGCTTCGACCTGGTCGACACGATCTACAAGGCGCGTGGCATGAAGCCCATCTGGGCGATCGTCGACGAGATGGCCTACAGCGCCGCCTACGCAATCGCGAGCGCAGCGGACCGCATCATCGTGCCGCGGACCGGCGGTACCGGATCGGTCGGCGTGGTGATCATGCACATGGACTGGTCCGACGCGCTCGACGAGGCCGGGCTGAAGGTGACGATCATCACCTACGGCGACCACAAGGCCGACGGCAATCCATACCAGCGGCTGCCGAAGGATGTGCGCGAGCGCATCCAAGCCGACATCAACACCATGGGCGACCTCTTCGTGAGCACAGTCGCTCGCAACAGGAATCTCTCGCCCGAGCAGGTGAGGGAAACCCAGGCTCTTTGCTACCTGGGTCAGAAGGGCGTCGACGCTGGCTTGGCCGACGAGGTCATGCCTCCCGACGACGCGTTCCGCGAACTGGTGGAGTCGCTCTGACGCCACCGAACCATTGAAGGAAAGTCAATGAGCAAGCTCGCCAAACTGGCCGGCACCTTGCCCTTCGCGCATCTGCTGGGGGTGAAGGCGGCCGCGGAAGTGGACGACGACGAGAAGAAGAAGGACAAGGAGGACGCCAAGGCCGAGTCGGAAGACGACGAGGCCGAGGCCAGCGCCGAGTCCGACGACGACAAGAAGCCCGAGGACAAGGAGAAGGACAAGGAAGCCAAGGGCACGAAGGCCGAGAAGGAAGAGGACGACGACGACGAGGAGAAGATGCAGGCAGGCGCCCAGCGCGAGCGCGCGCGTTGCGCCGCCATCGTCGCCCACGGCATCAACACCTGCGCGATCCGCCAGGCCTGCGCCTACGCGTTCGACACCAACATGAGCGCCGAAACCGCCATCGCGACCCTCAACGCGACCGCAGCCGATCGCAAGGCCCCCGGCAGCACGCTCGCCCGCCGCATGGCCGAGGTGACGACCCCGAAGGTCGGCGCCGCAGCCGAGGCGCCCAACATGAGCGACCCCGGCGTCGTCGCGCAGATGGTCATCGCCGCCGCCGCCAAGGCGCGCGGGCAGAAGGCCTGATCGATCCCTCCCTCAGCTCCATAGGAGAACGAAATGTCCCTGACCCCCACCAACGTGCGCGACAACCCGGCCACGCCCGGCATCGCCGCGGAGATGTTCATCCCCGATCAACTGTTCGCCGGCCAGTTCCAGCCGGTGACGCAGCCGATCACCGTCAAGAGCGGCGCGGGCGTGCTCAAGCGCGGCACGGTGATCGGCCAGATCACTGCCACCGGCAAGTACATCGAGTCCGTCGCGACGGCCACCGATGGCAGCCAGACGGCCCTCGCGGTCCTCGCCGACGACGTGGACGCCACCGCGGCCGATGTGCTGTCGGGCGCCTACCTGAGCGGCGAGTTCAACAGCAACGCGCTGACGTTCGACGCGAGCTGGACGCTTGCGACGCTGACCGCTGCGGCGCGGCCGCTGGCGATCTTCGTCAAGACGGTCGCCGCCGCGCTGTCGAACGCCGACCCGACCTGATCGCCGACAGCAACCCGGCAAGCAACGAAACCCCATAGGGCCGCCTCGCGGGCGGCCCTTCTTCTTTGGAGGCAAAGATGCCCACTCCGAACGTGAACATCTACGACACCAACGTCCTGATCCAGGTGGTGTCGAACCTGAAGCTGTCCCAGAACTGGCTCCTGGACACCTTCTTTCCCAACATCGTCACCAGCGACACCGAGTACGTGTCGATCGACGTCGATGTCGGCAAGCGCCGCATGGCGCCGTTCGTCTCGCCGCTGGTCGAAGGCAAGCTGGTCGAGAGCCGCCGCTACCAGACCAACACCTTCAAGCCGGCGTACATCAAGGACAAGCGCGCGCCGGACCTGCGCAAGCCCGTGCGCCGCATGATCGGCGAGCGCATCGGTGGTGAACTGAGCGCAGCCGAGCGTGAGATGGCGAACCTGCAGTTCGAGCTGGGCGACCAGATCGACATGCTGAACCGCCGCCTCGAATGGATGGCAGCCCAGGCGCTGCTCGGCGGCACCGTGACGATCTCGGGCGACGGCTTCCCGACCACGCTGATCGACTTCGGCCGCGATGCGTCGCTGACCGTCGCGCTCGGCTCGGGCGTGAAGTGGACCGTGGCGAACATCGACAGCCGCGCGGCGGTGCCGACCGACGACCTCGATACCTGGTCGGTCGCGGTCCTCAAGTCCTCGGGCGCTGTTGTCACCGACGTGGTGTTCACGGCCGGTTCGTGGAACGCCTTCAAGAAGGACCCTGTCCTCAAGCAGGCGATGTGGTACCCGAACCAGGGTGGAGACAACGCGGTCGAATTGGGCACGCAGGTCAAGCGCGGCGCCCAGTACAAGGGCAAGTGGGGCAACTATCGCCTCTGGCTCTACAACGATTGGTATGTCGACGACAACAACGTCGAGCAGCCGATGCTGCCGGACGGCACGGTGCTGCTGTGCGGTCCCGACATGCAGGGCACGCGTGCGTTCGGGGCGATCATGGATCCGGCGTTCAACTACGGCCCGATGGCGTACGCGCCGAAGTCGTGGCTGAACGAGGATCCGGCGCAGCGCTTCCTGCTGATGCAGTCGGCGCCGATCGTGATCCCGTCGCGGGTCAACGCCGCGTTCGCCGCCACGGTCCTCTGAAGGAGGGCCCATGGCCAAGAACGACGCGAAAGACGCGAAAGACGCGCTGGTCGAAGTCGTGATCTTCCGCGGCACCTACGTGACCGCGGAAGGCACGTTCGCTCCCGGCGCCACGGTGAAGGTTGAGCCCGAAGAGGCGGCCTGGCTCAAGGCTCACGGCCGCGTCAAGCCTGACGACTATGCGCCGCCCGCCGAGGTGCAGGACGGCCAGGTGAAGATCCTGGCGCAGGACGGCCCGACCGTCACCACCACCGTCGCCTGATCGTGATCGACTGGAACGCGAAGGTCCTCGCCCCGGTGATGGGGGTGTTCGGCGAGCCGGTGACCTATCTCCCGGCCATCGGCTCGCCCTTCGACATCACCGGGGTCTTCGACGAGGCCTTCACGTCCGTCGATCTTCCTGGCGATTCGGCTGTCCTCTCGGTGCGGCCGGTGCTCGGCATCCGGCTCGCCGAGTTCCCTGCGGGCTTCGACCCGGAGATGGCGCAGGGTGACCAGTTCACCGTGCAGCGCACCGGCGTGACCTACACCGTCAAGGCCGGCAAGCCTGACGGCCACGGCTGGGCGCGGCTCGACGCGAACATCGTATGAGCCTGCTCGCGCGCCGCTTGCTGCGCACCACTGCGCAGAACGTCATCAGCGCCATCACCGGCGTGATCGTCGACAGCCCAGGCGACTGGGACACCCAGCCGAACAGGCTGCCGAACATCAAGCTGCGAGCGCCCGGCGACCGCAAGGTCTCGGTCGCACGCACGCTGCCAGAGTTCACCACCACCGTGGTGCTCGAGATGGAGGTGACGGTTGCCGGCGAGACCGCCGAGGAGGCGCAGGACGCGCTGGAGGATCTCGGCTCGAAGGTCGAGGACGCCTTCTTCGGCGCGCAGCCGCTGGTGAAGCTGTGCCAGCAGTTCCCGACCGTGCAGACCACCGTGAAGATCAGCGGGGAAGGGCGGTCGCACTTCGGCCGGGCGCACATGCTGATCGAGTGCGAGGTCTTCGAGGCCTTCGACCCGACGATCATCAACCCGGCGGACTACCCGGCGCTGCAGCAGATGGGCGTGCACGTCGATACGGCGCGCCCGTTCGATGCTGACGGCACCTACGCCAACCCGCCATTCCCTGATGCTGTGCCGCCGGCGCCACGCTCCACCGGCCCGGACGGCCGCGACGAGGGCTCGCTCGAGCTGGACCTGACCTGAAGGACTCCCCATGTTCCTTATCCCCCGCGAGGGCTTCAAGGTGCCCGATCCCGTGCAGCGCGGCACGCCCGACTACTACCTGCCGCCCGAGGGCCGCGAGGTCGAGCCGAGCGACTACTGGACGCGGCGCCTGCGCGACGGCGACGTGACCGAAGGCCAGCCGACGGCGCCCGCCGAGGCCTGATCAACCATTCCACCGCCTGGAGTCGTCATGACGATCCCCTTCAAGAACCTGCCGCAGAACATCCGCGTCCCGCTGTTCTATGCGGAGGTCGACAACTCGCGCGCCAACACCGCGCAGGCCGTGCAGCGCGCGCTAATCATCGGCCAGATCGGCAGCACCGCGACGCTGACGCCGAACGTGCCGGTGATCTCGCAGGGCGCCGCCGAGGCCGCGGCGAGCGCCGGCCAGAACTCGATGCTCGCGCTGATGACGGCGGCCTACCGCCTGAACGACACGTTCGGCGAAGTCTGGTACCTGCCGCTGGCCGATGATCCGGCGGCCGTCGCTGCCACCGGCAGCGTGCAGTTCACGGCGGCGGCGACGGCGAACGGCACGTTCTACCTGTACATCGGTGGAGTGCGCTACGCGCTGCCAGTGCTCTCGACGCAGACCACGGCCCAACTCGCGACAGCGCTCGCCGCGCTGATCAATGCCGATGGCGCTTGCCCTGTCACCGCCAGCGCCGCCTCGAGCACCGTGACCCTGACCGCCGTCAACAAGGGCCCCTGCGGCAACGACATCGACCTGCGCGTGAACTACCGCGGCACCGCCGGCGGCGAGGCGGCACCGGCCGGCCTGGCGTGGACGCTGACGCAGATGAGCAGCGGCGCCACGGCGCCCAGTCTGACCGCCGCGCTCGCCAACCTCGGTACGCAAACCTTCGACTTCATCGTCTGCCCCTACACCGACACGACTAGCTTGGACGCGCTGAAGGACCTGCTGAACGACGCGACGGGGCGCTGGTCCTACGCGCAGCAACTCTACGGCCACGTCTTCGCAGCGCAGGACGGCTCGCTGGGTGCGCTGACGACCTTCGGCACCGCACGGAACAACCAGCACGAGACTGTGCTCGGCTTCGACGACAGCCCGACGCCGGCATGGCTGTGGGCGGCCGCGCTGGCCGGCGCCGCGGCCGTGAGCCTGCGCGCCGACCCGGCGCTGCCGCTGCAGACCCTGGTGCTGCGCGGCGTGCTGCCGCCGCCGCTGCAAAGTCGCTTCGTGCTCACCGACCGCAACACGCTGCTCTACGACGGCATCAGCACCTTCGCGGTTGCCGACGACGGCACGGTGATGATCGAGAACCTGATCACCACCTACCAGAAGAACGCCTTCGGCGCGCCCGACAACAGCTACCTCGAGGTCGAGACGCTGTTCACGCTGATGGCGGTCCTGCGGACGATGCGGACCGCGATCACCAGCAAGTTCTCGCGCACCAAGCTGGCGGCCGACGGCACGCGCTTCGCACCCGGCTCGGCGATCGTGACGCCGAACATGATCCGCGCCGAGCTGATCGCCCAGTACCGCCAACTCGAGTTCGACGGCCTGGTGCAGAACGGCGACGCCTTCAAGCAGGGCCTGATCGTGCAGCAGAACAGCAGCAACCCGAACCGGGTGGATGTGCTCTGGCCGGGCACGCTGATCGACCAGCTGCGCATCTTCGCCGTGCTCGCGCAGTTCCGCCTGCAGTAGGGCGGGGCACCACTTACCACCTCAGCCGCCTTCGGGCGGCTTCTTCGTTTCTGGAGGGCTGAATGGCCGACAACACCAACCGGCTGGCAGGCATCGCCTACTTGTCCGTCGACGGGCAGACGTACATGCTCGCTGGCGACCTCGCCTACAACCCGTCGCACGTTTCGCGCGAAACGCTGGTGGGGCAGGACCGTGTGCACGGCTACAGCGAGAAGCCGCACGCGGGCTACATCTCCGCGACGCTGCGCGATTCCGGCGGCCTGTCGGTCGCTGCGCTGAACGAGATGACGAACGTCACGGTCGTGTGCGAACTCGCGAACGGCAAGACGGTCATCGGCCGCAACCTCTGGACCGTCGAGGCCCAGGAATCGAAGACCACCGACGGCACGATCGATGTCCGCTGGGAAGGCTTCAGCGTCGAGGAGGCCTGATGGACGAGCAGAGCACGCAGGCGATTCCGGAGCAGATGACGCTCACGCTGATCAAGCCGATCAGCATCGGCAGCGGCCCCAACGCGGTCGAGTACCGCGACCTGCTGCTGACCGAGCCCAGCGTCGGAGAGCTCAAGAAGGCGAGCAAGGCCGGCAACTCGATCGAGGTGCTCGCCGCGCTGATCAGCCTCAACGCGAAGGTGCCGATGAGCGTCGTCGACCAGATGAAGCAGCGCGACCTCGACAAGGCCGGCGATTTTTTCGCCCTCTTCGGCAACGAATCCCCCCAAACGCCGACGACGTTGCCGCAGAGCTGACCTTCTTCTTCCATTGGGGCCCACACGAAGCGTTCTCGCTGACGTGGAGCGAGCTCGAGTGGTGGAACCGTCAGGCTCACCGACTGCACAAGGCCCATGGCAAATAAGTTCGAGATCCAGGTCGTCGCGCTCGACAAGGCCACGTCGGTCTTCCGCAAGATCAACAACCAGATGGCGCAGACGATGCGCCCGGTCACTCGCGCGCAGCGACAGCTCGGCCTGCTGGCGCGCGAGATGCACCTGGACAAGGTCACCAAGAGCATGCGCGGCCTGTCGCAGGCTTCCATGAAGGTGGCCTCAGGACTCGGTCTGGCCGTCGGCCCGATGGAGGCCCTGCTCGGCCTGGGTGTCGCCGGCGGCATTGCCGCGACGGCGGCCGCCGTGGCTTCGCTGGGCGCCCGATGGGGCCGCACCGGCTTCGAGATCAGCCGCACCGCGCAGCTGATCGGCGTGTCCACTGACGAGTTGCAGCGCTACCGCGGCGCGGCGCAGCTGGCGGGCGTGTCGCAGGACGCAATGACGAACTCGCTGGCGCAGCTCGGGCGCACCCTGCAGGACGCACAGTTCGGCCGCAACGCCGAAGCCTATGCGGTGCTGAACAAGTTCGGCATCGGCATCCGGCGCAACGCTCAGGGCGTTGTCGACATCGTTGGCACGATGAAGGACCTGTCGGCCGTGATCTCGCAGATCACGAACCCGCAGGTGCAGGAAAAGCTCTCGGACATCCTCGGCGTGCGCGAGGCGCTGCCGCTGCTGCGTCAGGGGCCCGACGCGATCGAACGCTACGCCAAGCAGGCCGAGAAGTTCGGGCTGGTCGCCGGCGGCGACGCGCTGGCCGGCGCCGAGAAGTTCACCGAGGCGATGAACAGGCTCAAGGCGTCGATCGAAGGTGTCGCCAACAGTTGGGGGCAGAAGCTCACGCCCGCGCTGACCCGCGGCATGGACTTGCTCACCGATACGCTGCAGAAGCGCGGCTTCGGCGGGTTCTTCTGGGACCTCTTCAGCGGTCGCCTGACGCGCGAGGCGGCGTTTGGCGCAGGAGCGCCCGCGGCGCGTCGCTCGAGCGGCATGATCACGCAGTCTCTGCCGGGCGACATCCGCTTCAACAACCCCGGCAATCTGCGCGTACCGGGCTCGGCGACGGGATTCCAGCGCTTCGCGACCGCGCAGGAGGGTCTGAACGCGATGGCGCGCCAGATCGGCCTGTACGCCAACCGCGACAACCTGCGCACGATCAGCAGCATCGTCGGCAAGTACGCGCCGCCGAACGAAAACGACACGTCGGCGTACATCGCGGACGTGTCGAAGCGCACCGGCTTCGCGCCCGATCAGCAACTCGACGTCAATGACCCGAAGGTCATGGCTCCGCTGCTGAGCGCGATGGTGCGACATGAGCAGGGCCGACAGCCCTTCAGCGATCAGCAACTGGCGCAGGCCGCGCAATCCGTGAAGGTCGAGGTCGCCTTCAAGAACGCACCGCCGGGCACCGAGGCGAAGGTGAACGCGAATGGCGCGTGGACGCCGACGCGCGTGAGCTACGCGATGCCGACCACGACGACGCCATGAACATCGAAGGCATCAGCACCTCGGCGAGCGCGCCCGCCGGCTCGTTCTGGGCCCAGCTGCGTCCGGCGTCCTACCGCGGCATCGCCTTTGCCGTTCTCGGCGGCCAGGCGCGCTTCGGCCGGCGCAACGCGGTGCACGAGTACCCCTTCCGGGACACGCCATGGATCGAAGACCTCGGCCGCATGTCGCGCCGGATCCAGCTCACCGCGTTTCTCGTCGGCAGCGATGTCATCTCGCAGCGCGAACGTCTGATCGCAGCGTGCGAGAAGCCTGGCGATGGCGAGCTGATTCACCCGACTCTCGGGCGCCTGAAGGTCTCGGTGCTCGAGGTATCGGTCGCCGAGCACTGGGAGCAGGGCCGTTACTTCGAGATCAACTTCTCCTTCATCGAGCAGGGCGAGCGCCAGTTTCCGGGCGATGCCGTGTCGAGCGCAGATGCGATCGGCGCGGCCGCAGACACGGCTTCCACGACTGCCGCCGTGACGTTCAAGGCGCGCATGGATGGGTTCGCTGTCGCGGGCGGCGGCCTCGCGGTGCCGAGCGTGGAGGCGAGCGAGGCCTGGACGAAGTCGGGGGTGTCCGCCGTCGGCAGCGCGACCGGCCTGATGAACATCGCCACATCGCTGCGAGGCAGCTTCGGCCGACTGCTCGGCCAGGACTCCGGGATCTCGTTCGGCCTGCAGCCGCTGGACAGCGCCAAGTCGATCCAGGACCTGATCGGCAGCGCGGCCGCCAAGCGCGAATCCGTGAGCGTTGCAGCGCAAGAGCTCAACGAGTCGGCCGTCGTGCTGGACGATGACCTGGTGCCCCGCTTTTCCAGGCTGGCGCTGGCGTTCGCGCTGGCCGTGCGCGTCGCGTCGTTCACGCCGGCGGACGCCCTACGGTGCCTCGGTGCGATGTCATCGACGGGAACGGTAGGTGGCCCGATCACGGCTGCCTGCAACGACTTGTTCCGCCGCGCCGCCGTGAGCGAGATGGCGAAGGCATCGGCCGGCTACGAGCCGAGCACCAGCGACGAGGCGGCCTTTGTCCGCTCGATGGTTCTTGACGCGATCGATGCCGAGGTCCTCACCGCCGGCAATCAGGGCGACGACGCTGTTTATGCAGCGTTGCGCGCTGTGCGCGCTGAGGTGATCCGGGACATGAACGCCAAGGGCGCCTCGTTGCCGACGCTGGTCACGGTCAGCGTTCAGGCGTCGCTGCCGTCGCTCACCTTGGCGCAGCGCCTGTACCGCGACGCCTCTCGCGAGGAGGAGATCGTGCGCCGCGCGAGCCCGCGCCATCCGGCGTTCATGCCACTGACCTTCAAGGCGCTGAGCGAATGAGCGACGAGGTGCAGACGATCGTCGTCACGGGCAAGCGCATCAGCGACGACGTCACGCTCGTGATCAACGGCCGGTCGTGGGGCGGCTGGACGGATGTGCGCATCACGAGGGGTATCGAGCGGCTGCCGAGCGACTTCGACCTCAAGCTGACGGAGCGATTCCCGGGCGAGGCGGAGGCGATGATCGTGAACCCGGGCGATGCGTGCCTGGTCAAGATCGGCGCTGACCTCGTGATGACCGGCTACGTCGACCGCGTGATCGGCACGATCGACGCGCGCCAGCACACCGTGACCGTGACCGGCCGGAGCAAGTGCCAGGATCTCGTGGACTGCGCCGCGGAATGGCCTGGTGGCCAGATCGTCGGCTCATCGGTATTGGAGATCGCGAGCAAGCTGGCTGCGCCATACGGCATCACGGTCGAATGCATCGGCGACCCGGGCGAGCCGATCCCACAGTTCAACCTGATGCGCGGCGAGACGCCGTTCGAAATCATCGAGCGGCTGTGCCGCTTCCGCCAGTTGCTGGCCTATGACATGCCGAACGGCGACCTTCGGCTGTCGGGAACCAGCTTGGACACCGCTGCCTCTGGCTTCAGAGAGGGCATCAACGTCGTGCGTGCCGCGGCGATGCGCGGCGTCGATCAGCAGTTCAGCGAGTACCGCGCCTACCTGCAGTCGGTGGCGACGCTCGAGGATCTCGGGCCCGGGGGCGATTTGCTGGGTCAGTTCTTCAACACCGGCATCACGCGGCACCGGCTGCGGATCATCGTGGCCGAGTCCAGCGCCGTCGGCCAGGAAGTGGCGAAGGACAGGGCTGCATGGGAGGCGGTGCGCCGCTGGGCGCGCTCGGCCGACGTGAGGCTCACGACTGATTCGTGGCGTGACAGCGTCGGCCGGCTCTACAGCCCGAATACGCTCGCCATGCTTGACCTGCCATCGCTGAAGGTGAGCGACAAGCTCTGGACGATCAGCGAGGTCACCTATCGGATGGGAGAAGGCGGCACGAGCTGCGAGGTCTCGATGATGTCGCCCGATGCCTTCCGGCCGCAGCCGACGCTGCTACAGCCGCTGCCGCTGGACATCGCGGCTCTTCCCTCGAACCTCGGCCAGCGATGAACGACGCGATCGAACGAATCTGGCGGCGCGTGCTGCTGATGATCGGGCGCGGCCGTGTCACGGCGAGCGAAGACGCCGGCGCCGTACAGAAGCTGCAGGTGCAACTCGGCGCCGAGGAAGTGAAGGACAACACGCCGCGCCTTGGAGAGTACGGATTTGCCTCGCGCCCGCCGGCCGGCAGCGATGCGATCGTGCTGTTCATCGCTGGCGAGCGCTCGAACGGCGTAGTCATTGCGACCGGAAATCAGCAGCACCGGATGCTCAACCTGCAGGAAGGCGAAGCGTCGCTTCACGACGACAAGGGGCAGTACGTCTACTTGACGGCCAGCGGCATCGTCATCAACGGCGGTGGCCTGCCGGTCACCGTGATGAACGCTCCGAGCGTCACGCTCGATACGCCGGTCGTCCATCTCACAGGCTCGCTGCAGGTCGACGGCGACATCACGGCCGGCGGCGACCACGCCCATAAGGGCGGCACC